TGACTGGGCTATCGGCCTCGGCAAGTGGGACATCAAGTTCGTCTTCCCGGGCTCGACCATCTCGCGCACCGAACTCTTCCGCGTCAACGTCATCGACTCTGTGACCGTCTGATTTCATGCCCAACGGAACCATCACTTCCACCGAGAACACCTTCGGCACGGTCAACGGCGCGTTGTCCGGCACTGTCGCGGGAACCCTGACGGGCAGCGTCGGAGTCCCCGGGCCTGTCGGACCCACGGGACCCCAAGGGATTCAAGGACCCCCCGGGCCTCCCGGAGTCGGCGGCACGTGGGGTAGCATCACGGGAACCCTCTCGTCCCAGACCGATCTCCAGACCGTCCTAGACGGCAAGTATAGCACGACCAATCCTTCGGGCTTTATCACGGCTTCGGCTCTCTCGCCCTACCTGACCTCCGCCACGGCGGCCTCGACCTACCAGACTCTGGCGGGGATGTCCTCCTACCTGACGACCTCTGCGGCGGCGGCTGGATACTACCCCCTCTCGGGTAACCCATCGGGCTTCCTGACGGCAGCCAGCCTATCAGGATACGCGACGGAGACCTTCGTCACCAGCCAGGGCTACATCACCAGCGCTGCGCTGACGCCCTACCTGACCACCAGCGCTGCCGCGTCAACCTACTACCTCCAGACCAACCCCGCCGGCTACATCACGTCCTCGGCGCTCGTCCCCTACCTTCTCAGCTCGACTGCGGCCTCGACCTATCAGCCCCTCTCGGGAATGTCGTCCTACCTGACGACTTCGGCTGCCGCCTCGACCTACGCGACCATCGCTCAGGGCCAGCCCACCGCAGGCACGGTCGGCCAAGTCCTGACCAAGAACTCCGGCACGAACTACGACTCGTCCTGGCAGACCCTCATCCCGGGCGACCGTTACCTGACGACCTCGACGACGAGCAACACGATCGGCAACGGCACCAAGTCCTTCACCATCGGCACGGGCCTCTCGTATACGCCGACCCAGAGCATCACGGTGGCCTTCGACGCCAGCAACCATATGCACGGCGAGGTGCTGACGTATAACTCCGGCACGGGTGCGCTCTCGGTTGACATCAATCACCACACCGGCTCGGGAACCTATACGTCCTGGACGGTCAATGTCGCGGGCGTTGTCCCTGCGGCCTCCGTTACATGGGGCTCTATCACCGGCACGCTGGGCGACCAGACCGACCTCGCCACGGCGCTCAACGCCAAGCTGGAGACCAGCACGGCGGCCTCGACTTATGCCCCCATCGCCAGCCCGACCTTTACCGGCGTCGTGACCATCCCTGCGGGCGCGTCCATCTCTGGCTTCGCTCCCCTCGCCAGCCCCGCCCTGACTGGCAACGTCACGATCAACAGCAACTCGACCGGCGCGGCGCTCTTCATCGAGCAGGCTGGCACGGGCAATATCCTGACCCTGCACGACCAGGCTTCGGACACGAACTTCGTCGCCATCGACCAGAACGGCAAGGTCAGCACCATCGCTTCGGATGCTACCAACGGCGCTGGGTTTAACATCGCCCACGGCGTGGCCCCGACAACCCCGGTCAACGGCGACATCTGGACGACGACCTCTGGCCTGTTCATGCGCCAGAACGGAACGACCCGTCAGTATGTGGACTTGGACCAGTCGCAGACCATCAATGGTAACAAGACCTTCTCGAACGCCACGCAGACCCTCGGCAACTCGACGGCGACCGGCACGATTAACGTCGCTTCTGGTGCGACCATCAGCGCCTCGACCAAGACGGTCAACGTGGGCACGGGCGGCGTCGTCGGCTCGACCACCAACATCACTGTCGGCCCTGTGCTTGGTGCTTCGACCACCTCGATTGGTGGCACGACCGCCACGTCTACCCTTAACCTCGCCACAGGTGCGACCCTGACGGCCACGACTAAGGCGGTTAACATTGGCACGGCTGGCGTCGCTGGCTCGACGACGAACATCGCCATCGGCTCGACCACCGGCACTTCGACGACCACGCTCCAGGGCATCACGAACGGCGTCACCCAGACCGCTGGAGACTCGTCCCTTAAACTGGCGACGACGGCCTTCGTCACCACGGCGGACAACCTCAAGGCAAACCTCGCCAGCCCGGCCTTCACTGGAACCCCTTCCCTGCCCACTGGAACGACCGCAGTCACCCAGACCACCGGGAATAATACGACCGCTGTCGCCACGACGGCCTTCGTCGCAAATACTTTGGTAGGCGTTGATCTTTCTACTTTGCTTGAGGCTAAGTTTGACGGCGTGACGCCAGGACTAAGCAATACAGGGATGACCGCAGTCGCAGCGCGGGCCAATTCAAATTACTATAACCTTCTTTCTTACGGAAGCACAACTGCTACCGGAAGCGTCCAGCATTGGTTTGCTCCATTTGACTACGTCTGGTATGGATTTAATGGATGGAACTTTTCCAAAGCAGGACACGCCGTGTTCCACATCTGGTGGAATGTGGCCGCGGGCGCTACTTCTAATATGGACTCCCGCTTCTATTGGGGACGTCGCAACACGGATACGATTGGAACAAACCTTACTGCCAAAGGATTCCAGATCCGCGTCAGTCTAAGCGCTGGCACAATGACTACCAACTTTGGCGTGCATAACGGAACAACCCTTACAGAAGTATCCATGGGAAATCCGACTCCTTCTGGTTTCATGAAGTATCTCGTGTCTTGGGATGGATCCGGCAATTTTACTTGTCACAGGAACAACGTTCTAGTGGCGTCAACCTCAGCTGGCCCCACTGGCACGGTCAATGAGGGCAACGGCATTTACTGTGGAATAGACTACAAGGCCGGAGCCGGTAACACGGCGAACCATCAAGTCAGCTACGTAAACAACTTTGTGATGCGAGGAACATTCTAATGATTTATACTTACAAAATCTCAAGTGTCGTAGGTCTTGTTGACATTACGTCCTGCCCACCCCCAATCGTGAAACTTGTCTTTCCCGGCTTTAACGGAGAGCACTGCGAGACGCGTGAAGGCTACTGCCTCGTCACCTTCTCCACCCCCCAGACCCCTACCGACCTCGGGTCTCTCGTCCGCGTCGAACTCTTACCCAACGAATAACACCATGATCACCCACCTCCTCGCCCTCCTCGTCGGCTTCGTCGCCGGAGCCCTCGTCATGCGCAAGCACAAGGCCAAGGCCGACACGCTCGAAGCCAAAGGCCGTCAGGCCCTCGACGCCCTCAAGGGTCGCGAATAAGCCGTGCGCCTGTTCCTGGTCATCGCCGTCCTGGCCCTGACCGGGTGCAGTCTGTTCCGCAAGGGTGACGCCCTGCCGCCCCTGCCTGTCCAGCCGCCGGCCCCGACTAAGCCTGACGCCGTCGCCACGCTAGGGAAAGACCTAGACAAGACGGATCACCGCGTGGCCTCGGCCCTCGTGGCAATCGAGCGTAACGCCGACAAGGCCAAGGTCGTGGTCGCTGAGTCTCGGCTAGCCCAGTCGTACCTCCCCGCCCCGCCCGAGGCCGATGTGGCCTTCGCCATGGCCCGGGCTACCAAGGCTGACCACATCGACTACGCCAAGCAGATGGAGTTCGGACGCAAACTAGCGACCGCCGTCAATAAGGCTTGGGAGAAACTCGAGGCCGACCAATCTGAAGCCAAGAGGGTGTCCGATTTAAAGGACGCCCGCATCAAGGAGCTGCAAGCCGAGGTCGAGCGCGTGAAGAAGGACGCCTCCGCCCAGACATGGACGCTCGTCGGGGCCGGTCTCGCCGTCATCGGTGCCTTGACGACCGCCTTCATGGGCCCCCGCATCGGCCTGCCCCTGCTACTCTGCGGCGCCTTCTGCGGATCAGTTCCCTTCATCATCGACTCGCCCTGGTTCGAGTATGCCGCCGGGGCGACCCTCGTCATCTCCTGCGGCCTGGGGCTCTGGTGGCTCGCCGACAAGGTTCGCGACTCGGTCAACAAGCCCACCCCCACCGATGTCCCGCCGCAAGAATAAAGGAGCCAAGGTCATCTGGCGCAAACTCGGCAAGGAGCGCGCATGGGGTCAGGCCACGATCGGCGAGAACCTCATCGAGATAGACCCACGCCTCGGTGCCAAGCGTCAGCTCGAAGTCCTTTGCCACGAGCAGATTCACCTGACCTTCCCCGAACTCAGTGAGCCCCAAGTTGACCGCGCCGGCAAAGACCTCGCCGCCCTGCTCTGGGCTCAGGACTACCGCCGCGTCCTCATCTCCCCCAACTCTAAGCCGCCCCGCATCTCGTGAGCCCTCCCCCTCCCATTGACCCGGAGTCCCTGCCGAAAGAGCTGAAGGACGGCGTCGTCGCGTCAGTCCTTGGCGGCCTAGCCATGACGGCCCGCCTGCTGCTCTCGACCGAACCCGTGTCCCTGGGCTGGGTCGTGCGCCGTGTCCTCGCCGCCGCGATCACTGCGGCCTTGGTCGGCTACGGCATCCAAGACCACATCCAAAGCCCGGGCCTGAAGATGGCCGTCGTCGGTGCGGCCGGCTACGCAGCCCCCGAGTGCCTGGACTACCTCATGCGCTACATCAAGGCCCGCGGAGAGAAGGAAGTCGCCGCGGTCGTCGGCAAACCGAAACCCCATGGCAAAGGCAAAGCAGTCAACAAGCGGAAGCGGTAACCTTCTGCTGGCGGTCACGCTGCTCACGGCCTTCGCGGGAGTCTCGGCCCTGTCGTCGGCTTACATCGCCGGCTACGTCCTCGACCAACTGCAATCGACTGACGCCCTGGTCATGATCGTGACCGACGCGGGCCTGAAGTCCGACTCGGCCGACCTCGAGCGCAACATGAGCACGGCCACGATGGCCCTGAAGTCCGTCCGCGACCTAGGGTGGGCCTTGGCCGTGGGGTGCTTAGGGGTAGGGGTGGCGGTCTTCTTACGCTCCCGCCGTCAAAACGTCTCCTAGGGCAAGCCAAGGGGTCTATTGCCCCTTGACGGAGGCAACCCTAAGGGCAAACTGAACTCAGTCGGGTAGGGGTACGCTCGTTCATGGCGGGCCTCGATGACCCGAGGGACACGAATTGCCCTGACCCCTTGAGTGGGGTCACAGGCTATTTGCGTAAAGGTGCTTGACGAATGCGGAACAGTTCGGCAAGGATGTTGACGCACCACCAATGAAAGCCCTCATCGCCCTCACGTTCCTCCTCACCTTCGGCTGGCTCGCCGTCGTCACCTTCTACGGCCCCGAACTGTACCGCGCCATCAACGGCCCGGAGCCGGTCAAGGCCAAGGCCGTCCGCAGCCACCGCTAATTTCCCACCCACACACACACACACACACACACCATGGAAAACAACACAAACGAAAGCAAGGCCCCCGCGATGAACCTCGACGAACTGTTCAACGCTCTCAAGACGGAAGAGAAGGAGGTCATCCTGCCCAAGGATGATCTGCTGGCTATCCTCCAAAACCTGACCAGAAAGACGCCGGCCATCCCCGAGGGATTTATGAACGCCGAACAATACGCAAAGAAGTGGGACATCCACGTCTCAAACGTCCGACTGATGCTCAAGAAGGGCGTTGAAAAAGGCATTTTGGAAATGAAGGTATACTATTCGAAAACCAATCACTTCGATAAAGTCGGCCGACCTTCCGCCCATTACCGCCAGAAGCGTTAAGACGACCACCCACACCATGCCCAACGCAAACCACCCCTACACCGAGACGCTGACCTTCGCCGGTCGCGTCATCCCCCTCAAGCGCCCGATGGCCGAATACGCCGCCCGACGCCTACAGGCCATCCTCCCGCAGATTGCCGCGCTCAACGCCGCCGGCAAGACGCAGGGCGATGCCGCCGCCGCGCTGGAGACAACCGTCACCACCCTGCGTCACTGGCTCGACATCACCGGGACGCAGTGGGTCAACCTCAACAAGCGTGGCCCTTACAATCGCCATGCCTGACCCACTAGCCCACCATCCCTCCATGCTCATCGTCAAACCCGACTCCCTCCCCCGCCTGTGGTGGCTCTTCCCCTGGAGCATCGCCCGTCAGCTGCACAAGAACGCCGTGGCCCTCAAGGCCTACGGAGACCGGGCAGACCGCGCCATCGAGATGCAGATCCGCATCATCGACAACTACCAGACCGAGGTCGAGCAGCTGAAGGCCGAGGTCACCCGTCTCGCCCACTCCCGCGAGCACTGGCTGGCAAAGCATGACCGGGCATACGCCGTCGCCATGCACAACGAGAAGGTCATCGCCGACATGGAGGCCCGAGGCTATGTCCGCCTTTAAGCACCTCGACGGGATGGTCGCCCTGCTCTCCGAGGTCTACGAAATCAACGAGCGCATCCTGACCGGGGACATCTGCTCCAACAAGACGGCCATCGCCTCGACGCGCATGAAGAAACTCCTGCACCACTATCACGAGGCCCTGCACGAGGACGGCGCCGTGAAGGTATCGCTCCAGGCTTACGCCGCCGCCGGTGGCTGGGTCGGCATCCAATACTCCTACGAGCTCGACGGCTTCGAGGTCGCCGGATCACAAGTCCCGAGACGCGTATGACCATCGAAGAACTCAAGGCCGAGAACACCCGCCTGAAGACCGAGGTTCAGCATCTGATGGTTTTCTGCAATTGCACCCTTATCCCTAACAAGGAATTACAGGCCAAGGTCGAGCGGCTGACCAAGGCCGGGGACTTATTGGCCTTTCATTACATCTCGCTTGGTCGTAAGTTCTTCCCCAATGACCCGCTTCCGTCCAGCCTCTCGGACTGGAACGCCGCCAAGGAGGGCAAGGGCCAGCCATGACCCTCAACCAGCGCTTCTCCGTCGTCGCCCTGCTGCTCCTCGGGTTGAACGCCCAAGCCAAGACTGACGCCGCCTTCCTCGAGGCCGTCGCCGCGGTCGAGTCCGGGCACAATCGCAAGGCCATCGGCAAGGCCGGTGAGCGTGGGATGTATCAGGTCGGAAAGGCCGCATGGGACGACGCCTCCGCCCGCCTCAAGGCCGAGGGCCACTACGCCTTCCCCTGGTCTAAGTGGCGCGACGCTACGGCGCAGGACATGGTGGCCGCTTCGCACCTCCGCTGGATCAGGTCGAACTTCCACCGCCTCGGCATGACCGACCCGACCCCCGAACAGATGGCGCTCGTCTGGAATGTCGGTTGGTCCGCAGCTCAGGCCCAAGGCTTCCGAGCCAACGGCTACGCCTTCCGCGTGGCTAACCTTTTCCGCTTGTCCTTAGCCAAGCCGCGTTAAAGGGTCTTGCCGATGCATCTCCTTGTGGCGATTGACCCTGGCGTGAACGGCGGACTCTGCTGGTCCCTAGACGGCGACCCGGTCGAGTGCGCTAAGATGCCCGGCTCTGATGTCGAGGTCTGCCAACTCCTCGCCGATCTCAGCTGCAAGGCCAAGGACGTAAGCCTCTACCTTGAGGAGCCCCCGCTCTTCGCCGGCAAGAACATCCCCGGCTCCGCCATCGGCAAACTGATGTGGAACACGGGCGTCCTCTACGGCGCCGCCGTCGCCATGGGCTGGAAGATACACCGCATCCGCCCGGCCATCTGGCAGAAGACGCACACCTGCGGCACCAAGGGCGAACTGACCACGACCCAGTGGAAGAACAAACTCAAGGCACGGGCTGCCGAACTGTTCCCCTCGGTCGACGTCACCCTCTGGAACGCCGACGCCCTCCTCATCTTCGACTCCGCCACCCGCGGCGCCATCAACTGAGTTAACATAACTCGGCAAGACCCTTTACTTTGTAACCTCTACCCTCACATGAAGAAAGACCCGAAACTCCCCGCCGACTACCGCATCATCGCGGACTCGTCATACATCGTTTTACCTGATCAGAAGGTCGCCCGTCTCCTGACCCCGACTGTCCGGGGCGGCGTGACCTTCTACAACCTCTTCGTCCCCGACTATACCCGCATGAGCCTCGCCGACATCGAGGCCAGCATCAAGGCCGGTGAAATCACCAAGGCCGAACCGACCAAATAATCTCCACCATGAGCACCAAACCCACGCCCTCCTCCGCCACCGCCTCCCTCGTCCAAGCGCTCGCCGCCCTGGACAACGTCAAGGCCAACAAAGTGAACCCAGCCTTTAAGGCCAAGTACGTCTCCCTCGACGCGCTGCTCGACGCCATCAAGCCCGTCCTGCTCGACCATGACTTGGCTCTGATCCAGACGCTCGTCAGCCAGGAGGGCAAGGTCGGCGTCTCCACTGCCTTCCTGCACGCATCCGGCGAACGCTTTGACTTCGGCACCCTGCTCGTCAAGGCCGAGGGTCTGACCGCCCAGCAGATCGGCGGAGCCATCACCTACATCCGCCGGCAGTCCATCCAGACCGCGTGCGGCATCTCGGTCGACCTCGACGATGACGGCGCCGTGGCCTCTGGCTTCCGTTCTGCGGCCTCCGCACCTTCCGCCCCTGCCTTCTCCCCCACCCCCCGCCCGCTGACCAAATGAGCAAGCCTGACTTCGACCCCTTCGATCCGGTATCCGCCGCGATGGGTGCCCTGCACAACCAGAACCTCCTCGCCGCCGAAGAGGCCAAGCGCAAGGCCATCATCTACGCTGGCAACGAACTCGCCCGCGTCCTCGACGACATCGCCCAGGTCGGTCAGCTCGACGCCATCGCCAAGGCCGTCGTCGTCGCCACCATCGCCAAGTGGAACCGCGCCAAGACCGGGCAACTCTGATGGCTGACGTCCCCAAGGGCATCGAGCGGATCGCGGCCACCGTCCCGAAGCAGTATGCTCTGCTGCTGTTCCTGGACGGCTTCCCCTACGTCGAGTTCACGGCCCGCAAGCACGCCGACTTCCTGACCGACCTCAACGCCTGGAAGCGCAAGACCTACCCGTCCCTGTCCCGCTCCGCCGTCCGTTTCTTTACGCTTGCCCCTAATGGGGAGATAAAGGAACTTACCTTCACGCCCGTCCGCTCATGACCAACCGCGAAAACATCAAGCGCCTCGTCGAGAACATCACGGGCTCGCTCGCCACCGTCCAGCACATCGCCGGACGTTATGAACAGCACGACGCCGACATCATCACGCTCTCCGACCTCAACCGCTCGGCCATCACCGAGCTGCAGGTCTTCACCGATCACATCGAGACCGCCGATGAGTCCGCCCAGGTCAAGCCGCTCCATGACCGCGTCCACGTCCTCGTCGTCCAGCTGCGCGTCCTGCGGAATACGCTCGAGGCCATGGAGAACGCCGCCGAGTCCGCCCTCGAAGACGTGCGCCGCATCTCCGCCAGCGTCGAAGAAGCCAGCCCCGAAGATGACAGCCTGTGAACTCTGCAAGGGTGCGTGCTGTGAAAGCATCCTCCTGCCCATCGACGCGTCCCCGACCACGACCGAGTTCTACGCGGCCCGCGGCTCGGTCTTCCATATCGCCGGGAGCACCTTCGCCGAAGTCCCTGCCCGATGCCCGCACCTGTCAGGCTCCGGCAAGTGCAAGACCTACGCCAGCCGCCCGGTCGCCTGCTCCCGCTTCACCGTCGGCTCCGTGATGTGCCTGACCGCCATCCAGCGCCGCCGACCCGATCAGGCCGAAGCAATCATGGCTCTTCTCTGACCTTTCCTACCAACACCCAATAACACACCCATGCCCGACCTCATCACCGAACGCGTCATCTATGACGGCATCCAAGCGCTCAATCAATCCGGCGCGAAGGAACTGCTCAAGTCCCCCGCCCACTACCAGGCTTACCTTGCCCGCACCCGCGAGGACAGCAAGGCCCTCCGAGTGGGCACGGCGGTCCACAAGCTCGCCCTTGAGGGCCTCGACGCTTACAACGCCACCCATGCCATCGCCCCGGACGTGGACAAGCGCACGAAGGAAGGCAAGGCCGAGTGGGCCGAGTTCGTCACCGCCAACGAAGGCAAGGCCATCCTGACCGCCGAAGAAGGTGCCCTCGTCGACGCGGTCGCCAACTCCGCTGCGGCCTGCATGAAGAACAATGGCATCGTCCTGACGAAGACCGAGGTCATGTTCACCGCCTTCCTCGGCGACACCTTAGTCAAATGCGCCATCGACGGCATCTCCGACGACGGCTACATCTACGATCTGAAGACTTGCGAGGATGCCAGCCCGCACGGCTTCCTTCAGTCCGTCCGTAAATACAAATACGCCCTCCAGGCTTACTTCTACCGGCACGCCGTCGAGTCCGCCTACAAGTGCCGCGTCCTTGGCTTCCGCTTCATCGCCGTCGAGAAGGAGCCGCCTTACGCCCACGCGGTCTACGAGCTGGGGCCGGAACTGATGACCGGCGCCGCCTTCGACTTCGAGCGCGCGCTGACCCTGTATAAGGAATGCACCGCCTCGGGCAACTGGCCCGGCTACCAGACCGAGATCACGACCATCGACATCGCCGCCAAGCCCAGCGCCGCGAATAACATCAACTTCGCCTAATGAAAGCTTTTGAGTGCATCATTAAGATTATCGTCACGCTGACATTCTTCGGCCTCATCGTCGCATCGCTCATCAAATACCTCTCCACCTAACATCATGACCACCGATAACAACCGCGTCCCGCTCACCTCGATCAGCACGAACGGCACCTACAAGCTGAAACTCATCAAGCCTAAGTTCGAGAAGGTCAAACAGTGGGAGGACGGCACCACGTCCTGCCGCCTGTTCTTCGTCGACGACAAGGGCTTCTGCCTGTCGAAGAACTTCTCCAGCAAGTACGGCAAGGCCCTCGCCATGCTCGTCGGCAAGTT